CATCGACGACTGCATGGGTGTGGCCATTGAGAAGTACGTCTCCATCCACAAGGTCGTGCGAGGCATCGAGCGAGGCATCTACCGCAAGGTCAACATCACTCCGACCTATGAAGACTCGCAGATAGAGCCCACGCAAGAAGTGCAGCAGTTCCAAGACGAGAAGGTGCGTCTGCTGACGTACTACGGTCTGGTGCCACGCGAGTATCTGACTAAGCTTGAAGAGATGGAAGCCGGGGGCAAGATCGAGGAACTCTTCCCCGAGGATTCAGCAGCAGACGACTATCAAGATATGGTCGAAGCCATCGTGGTAGTGGCCAATGATGGCATGCTGCTAAAGGCCGAAGAGACGCCCTACATGATGAAAGACCGTCCGGTACTAAGCTATCAGGACGACACCGTGCCGAACCGCCTCTTGGGTCGTGGGACGATCGAGAAGGCCTACAACATGCAAAAGGCCATCGACGCGCAGGTGAGAAGTCATCTGGACTCGCTGGCGCTGACAACCGCGCCAATGATGGGCATGGACGCCACACGCCTGCCGAGAGGCGCAAAGTTTGAGGTCAAGCCTGGCAAGGCGATGCTGACCAACGGCAACCCGCAGGAGATTTTGTTCCCGTTCAAGTTCGGTCAAACGAGCCCTGAGAACATCGCCACTGCGCAGACGTTCGAGCGCATGCTGCTGCAAGCCACGGGTACGATGGACAGCAACGGTATGGTCAGTCAAGTCTCACGCGACGGAAATGGCGCTGCGATGTCGATGGCAGTTGCGACCATCATTAAAAAGTACAAGCGCACGCTGGTGAACTTCCAAGAAGACTTCTTGATTCCGTTCATCAAAAAAGCAGCGTACCGCTACATGCAGTTTGATCCCGAGCGCTATCCGACACGCGACTTGAACTTCATTCCGACAGGCACGCTCGGTATCTTGGCTCGCGAGTATGAGCAACAGCAATTCATTGGTCTGCTGCAAACGCTGGGGCCTGATACGCCTGTCTTGCCGATCATTTTGAAGGGTATCGTCTCCAATAGTAGCCTATCGAATCGTCTGGAATTGATGAGCGCGCTGGATCAGATGTCTCAGCCGAATCCGGAACAGCAGCAGATGCAACTGATGCAGCAACAGCTGGCTATGCAAGCGGCTCAAGCGCAGATTGCGGTCAATCAGACGCAAGCCGAGCAAAATCGTGCTGAAGCGACGAAGACATTGATTGAAGCGCGTCTGAAACCAGTCGAAACTGAAGCAAAAATTAGCCAGGCACTGACTGCAAACCTGCCAAATCAAGCCGATTTAGCCTCTCGCGAGTTCGACAAGCGCGCCAAAGTGGCTGAATTGATGTTGAAAGAGGCTGACATCAAGAACAAAACGAAGATCGTGGAGCTTCAAATGTCCAAAGCGCGCGATGGCGTGGCCGGATTGGAAAATCAGTTCCTTGAAGAGCTTCAGAAAGGCTTGAAATAATGGATATCGAGAAGATTTTTGACCTTGAATCCGACGATATGGCGTTCAAAAGCGTCGGAGATGCGGTCGCTGATGCTCGTCGGGCGCAAAGTCAGCGTTTGAGCGACAACGTCCAGTCGGTTTTGGCCGCTCTGGGCAAAATGAAGAGCGAAATCGAAGGAAAATACGACGATGTCGCTGCTGCGCTCGAACAACGCATCCTAAGTATCAAAGATGGCCGCGATGGCGCCAATGGACGGGACGGCACCAACGGCCGTGATGGTCGTCCAGGCAAAGACGGCAAAGATGGCCGCCCTGGCAAGGATGGTGCTGACGGCCGAGACGGCGTAGACGGCCAAGATGGCGTCTCTGTCACCAACGCGTACCTGGACTTTGATAACAGTCTTGTTATCGAACTCTCCAACGGCCGTCAGATCAATGCAGGCGAGGTACTGCCGCCTGATCTTAGCGAGCGCTTGAAGATCATCATCAACCAAGGCGCCTCGGGCGGCGGTGGCGGCGGAGCTGGCCTACCAGATCAGACAGGCAACTCAGGTAAGTTCTTAACGACTGACGGCTCAACAGCCTCCTGGGGCACGCCCGCAGGCTCGGGCGACGTCGTGGGTCCCGCATCAGCCACTGACAATGCAGTCGCACGGTTCGACGCGACAACCGGCAAGCTGATCCAGAACAGCGCGGTGACTATTAGTGACACTGGCGATGTGGCAGGTGTTGCCTCGCTGGGTGTGGCCAACTACGTTGATTTTGATACGACGCCGACCGTCACCAACGCGGTTGGCCGCCTGTATTGGAATCCGGATCAGACGACATTAGCTGTTGGCCTGACTTCAACAATCTCTGCCGATGTTGGCCAAACGCTCTATGCGCGCGCGACTAACGCTGAAGCAACGACGATCAGCAAAGGCCAGCCGGTGTACCAGTTCGGCGCGGCAGGCGACCGCGTGTCAGTCAAATTGGCCTACAACACTAGCGATGCTGGGTCAGCCAAGACCTTGGGTCTTGCTGCTGAAGATATTGCTGCTGGTCAGACGGGTATGATCCTGTGCCAAGGTGTCTTGGGCGGGCTAAATCTTGCGGCGTACTCCCCAGGCGATACACTCTATCTTGGCGCAACAGCAGGTACGCTAACGGCGACTAAGCCATATGCACCAAATCATCTGGTCTACATTGGTACGGTTGAGCGAGCAAACTCTGGCAATGGCCGCATCTATGTTCGCGTGCAGAATGGCTACGAGATGGACGAGCTGCATAATGTGTCAGCTCAAAACCCAACTAATGGCCAAGTGCTCATCTACAATCAGACGACAAGTCTGTGGGAAAAAGCCAATCTGACCGCAGGATCGAATATAACGATTACGAATGGCGCTGGATCAATTACGATCGCGTCGACGGGCGGTGGCGGTGGTTCTGGTGACGGCGGTGCATACGCCTGGTTCTTATCTTAAGAGGTAAACATGAAAACTTTAGTTCTTGACGGCACCGCGATTAGCATACAGGTGGCAATGTCCACCTCGGCGGCCACCACTAACCCCACATTCGTTGCGACCTACGCTGACAATGCAGGCTCTGGCATTACCGAGGGTGCAACTGACGGCGCGTTGAATGGCTCGACTGATGTGACCGTGGTGCCAGCACCGACTGGCTCGAACCGCCGTGTCATCAAAGACATTACGATCTATAACGGCGATTCAGCAGCCGTTACGATGTTCGTTAAGTACGACAACAACGCGACTCAGCGCACACTGGCTAAAGTAGTGCTGCAAGTAGGCGACACTTGGACGACTGACGGCACCTTTGATACTAATGGCAACTTAAAGACTGTCATTGGTTCAGTCAATCTGGCCACGCAAGTGACTGGCACCCTGCCAGTGGCTAATGGTGGTACAGGCGCAACGACGCTGACAGGTGTGTTGAAAGGCAATGGCACATCGGCCTTCACGGCCGCCACTGCTGGTACTGACTATCTGGCCCCTCCCAGCGGCACTGCGATTCTAAAAGCGAATAGCGGCGGCGCTTTGGCCAATGCTACGGCGGGTACGGACTATGCGGCCCCCGGTACTGCAACAACATTTACTGCAACGCAGTCGTTTACTGGCTCTTCGTCTGTTGCTGCAATGAAGATTACAGATGCTATAGAACCGATTACTGTATCTGCTACTGCTGCTACCGGTACGATTAACTACGATGTAACCACACAGTCTGTTCTCTACTACACCAGCAACGCAAGCGCCAACTGGACGGTGAATTTCCGTGGTTCTAGCGGAACTAGCTTGAACACCTTGTTAGCTACTGGCGAGTCGATTACTGTGACTTTCTTGGTAACGCAAGGCGCAACCGCTTACTACAACAACGCGGTACAGGTGGACGGGTCGAGCGTCACTCCAAAATACCAGGGTGGAACAGCCTGGTCTGCTGGTAATGCAAGCGCGATTGATGCATATACCTATACGATTGTTAAGACTGGTAATGCTGCATTCACAGTGTTTGCAGCTCAGACACAGTTTAAGTGAGGTTAATAAATGGGTTTGCTATCGACTATTGGTGCAGCATCGGCTAGAGCTTACGGATTCACTCGGTCTGCTATTGCTGCTGCTGTCGATGCCTATTTCAATCGAGTAACTCTACTGTTGCCCGGTAATGGCACGAACGGAGCGCAGAACAACACGTTCCTAGACTCGTCCACCAACAACTTCAGCATCACGAGAAATGGGAATACCACCCAAGGAACCTTCTCGCCGTTTAGTCAGACGGGGTGGGGGAACTATTTTTCTTCAGCATCTGGCAATATATCAATTGCATCAAGTGCAAACTTAGCATCTGGAACTAGCTCCTTTACGTTAGAGTTTTGGTACAACAGTACAGTTACAGGGAATGGCAGACCAATAGGCAACGGCTCTGGAGCGGCGTTTGGTACTAATAATTGGGTTTTTGCAGCAAATAATTCTGCTGGGAAATTGGAGTTTTATGTATATAACTATAGTTCTTCAACAGCGATGTTTTCGTCAACATCAACAACTGTTGCATCAGATGGTCAATGGCATCACATAGTTCTTGTTAGAAGTTCAAATACGTGGGCTATGTTTATTGATGGATCAAGACAAGGATCGTCAGTAACTTCGTCTGTTTCTTTTAATGGGTCATCAAGCGGTATAACCATTGGGTATAGTGGAGTTTCTCCAGAGACCGCAACAGCATTTGCTGGATATTTAAGCAATGTTCGTTTTGTGAATGGTTCTGCTGTTTACGATCCAACGCAGACAACACTTACGGTTCCTACTTCCGCACTGACCGCAATCACTAACACTTCGCTGCTCACATGTCAGTCGAACCGCTTTGTTGACAACAGCACCAACGCATTCGCCATCACAGTCAACGGCACTCCCTCCGTCCAAGCCTTCAGCCCGTTCGCTCCTACGGCTGCGTACAGCGCGACGACGAATGGTGGCAGCGGGTACTTTGATGGAAGCGGAGACTATTTAACTGTCGCAGATAACACAGCGCTTGAATTTGGAAGCGGCGACTTTACGGTTGAGGCGTGGGTTTATTTGACTGCAACTCCCGGCGCTAGCGGGGCAATGGTTGCCAGCAAGGGAAGTGAATTTAACTTTGCTGTTCAGCAGAACTTAAAACTTTTCTTCTCGTTTTTTATCCCCGGCCAGACAGACATATCCGGCAATACCGCATTGCCCCTTAACGCTTGGTCGCATGTTGCGGTAAGTCGAAGCGGCAGCAGCTTTGCTTTGTTCTTAAACGGCGCAAGGGATGCCACGGCCACGAATAGCTCTGCTATATCCGCTACAGCAAACAACCTGTTTATCGGGGATTGGTCGAGTGGAGGCAGGACTGTAACCGGGTATATGGCTGGCCTTCGCTTGGTGAAGGGAACCGCCGTTTACAACCCGGCATCAACTACATATACCGTCCCGACCGCGCCACCTACAGCGATCACAAATACGTCGCTGCTCGCCAACTTCACCAACGGCGGCATCATCGATGCCACTGGCAAGAACGTTCTGGAGACTGTTGGCAATGCGCAGATCAGCACGACGCAGAGCAAGTTTGGTGGGTCGTCGATGTATTTCGATGGGACGGGGGATTATTTAAATTTTCCAAGCTCTCAACTTTTTGGTTTTGGAACAGGAGATTTAACTATTGAGTTTTGGCTATATTTAAATACCGTAAGCGGAACACAAAATTTGTGTGATTTTAGAAACGCCACAACAACAGAAGTTGCTATTACTCTTTATATGAATGGAGCCTCTCCAAGACTTTATGTAAATGGCGCAGATAGAATTACTGGGGGGAATTTAAGCACTGGGCAGTGGTATCACGTTGCATTGTCTCGTTCTGGAACATCAACAAAGTTGTTTGTAGATGGAACTCAGTCTGGATCTACTTATACAGATTCTAACAATTATCTAACGCCTAGACCTTTAAGAATTGGAACCACTAATGATGGGACTCCGCAGTTTCCCCTTAACGCATATGTTGATGATTTTAGAATAACTAGATATGCAAGATATACGGCAAACTTCACGCCACCAACCGCCGCCTTCCCTCTGCAATAAGGACTGACCATGCTCTACACCAAAAACGGATCAATACCTAAGCCAGAGACAGATGGCACTGAAGGCTGGATCGAAGTTCCTGATGCGCCAGAATGCCCCGAAGGCAAAGAGGTGGTGTGGCTGAATTGGCAATGGGTAGTGCGTGATCCAAAGCCAATAGACCGTGAAGGCTACCGCTGGAAGTGGAACCACGACCGGATGCAGTGGATTGAGTACGAGCTGCCGGGTATCACAGAGCTGCCGACCGATCCGCTACCGACGATTACCAGCGACCAGATCGCGGCGCTATCCAGCACTGACGTTGTGGCATTGACGTCTGAACAGATCGGAACGCTATGACGCCTGAGTTACAAAAATACTACGAAGACAGGTTTGCCATGATGGCCACGCCAGGCTGGCGTGACCTGATTGACGACATCGAAAAAATCAAAGAATCGCTCAACAATATTTCTGTTGTAGAAAACGAAAAAGATTTACAATTTAAGAAGGGTGAGTTATCGATACTAACCTGGCTGTCCACACTAAAACAGGTCAGCGAACAGGCTTACGAGGACTTGCAAGATGAAAAGAATGTATGAATTTGTCTG